CGATATATGGTCACCTCTGAAAACGGTAACCACTGCGCCTCCCGGATACGACGAACGATGCAATGCAATCGGGTACGAATTTCAGTGGATCAAGAACATTGGATACAACTTAATCGATCACATCGAACTCACTGCGAACGGTCAAGTTCTTCAAACCATGACCGGCGAGTTCATGAAACTGTATTCGCATCTTACACACGACCAGACGAAGCGAGGGATTGTTGACAAGATGGTTGGACACGTCAAGGAAATGCACGACCCTGCAAATGCCTTTGATCGAAATGGACAATACCCCCACGCAGTTGCAGCTCAAAGTCCGTTAGGTCTTGCCCTGCCCATGACAACAGTGCCTGAACCCTCGATCCGATCTCGTCAACTTATTGTGCCCCTTCACTTTTGGTTCTGCGAGAATGCCGGAACTGCTCTGCCCTTAGTCTCGATGCAAAACACGGACGTTTTCATCAATGTTGTGCTCAGACCGATTATACATTTGTACACGATTATCGATACAAATCCATTGAGTACCACCTTTGGAACACGCATTCGTCCCGATGCATCTGCATTGTCGACGTTCTTGAGTCCGCCGATTCTCAATGGGACACCGTCAAACCCGACATTGACCACCTTTTTCCCAGATCCGTACATTGATGCGAATTTCATTTCCTTGACTGAAATGGAACTGAACCAGTTGGCACGTGCAGATCAAACGGTCTTGATGAAAGAAATTGTCTTTATCGGAAGCGAAAATCAATTTGGTCCCAACACCGAACTTGTGCTTCCAGCTCGAAACCTGGTGACACGCATCCTGTTCAATGCACGTCGTTCAGACAAGGAGGCAAAGAATGACTGGGACAATTACACAAATTGGGACGATTCTGGTCGTGCACCCTTTACCGCAATCAGTTCGAATGTAGGCACAGTCTTGTATTCCAGTGGACAGTACCAAGTGAGTTCCGTGTCTCCCCGAGATGCCGTGGTGGACAGTGTGTTGCTCTTTAACGGACTTGAGCGCTTCTACACAAAACCCAATCAATATTTTTCATTGCTACAGTCGTATCGACACACAACTGGACCCAGTTTGCCCGGTGCGTACATGTACTCCTTTGCCCTCAACCACGACCAGTATCAACCGAGCGGTTCCATGAATGCCAGCAAATTCGACAAGATTACCCTGCGCATGACACTGCAGCAACCCTTGCCGGCAGCACTGTCGACTGGACAGGTCCAGGTTTGCGTTTTGCGATCCACTGTCTTTAACCAGAATCCAACAGTGATTCCACCCGGAAACATTGCATTGTTTGATCCGTCTGAAGTTGTTACCGTCATCCAAAACACTCAAAACGGTGCAATCTTGTTTACCTATACGTACAATGTGGGCGTCTACATTGAGTCGTACAATTTCTTGCGAATCGTAAGTGGTCTCGCAAATCTCGTGTTTGCGTCTTAACAATGGCAACTGGAGCGACAGGAACCGTACCACCACCTCCTTTACCGCCCACTACACCTGCAGGATACGTTCTTCCCGTAACTCCGGGTCCTCAACATATTCCTCCGTCTGGACCTGCAACGTCAATTACAAAGGCAACGCTAAAGACTGCGAAAGATTCTGTTGATGTGCTTGATCAGATTCCACCCTTGTGTGGAGGATCCGTAACGTTCCCAGTCATGCCAATTTACACGGCAACACGTGCAAAAAAGGTCCTGACAACTACACCTGAAGATGACACTGTACGCGGATTTCCAGTTGTTCAACTTGAGATTGTGTATGTAGACAAGGACGGTACCCATACCGACGAATATGCCTTGAACGAAACGGTCACCATCGGAGAGTACACTACACTCGGACAAATCCAGTGTACTCCTCAAACTCTGGTGTGGAATGCAAGTTTGTATGCCTCGTACGGTGTCCTTGGATTTCTTGTGATTCTGATGTTCTTGACGAACATGGTCTATTCTTGGAAACTGTGGGATGGATATTCGGCAAATCGGAAAACAATTGATCCGAACAATGAAGTGGGTATGTCCTATATCGTATCCACATTTGTCAAGTGGACCGCAAGTCCCGTGACAAAGTTTATTGCCGTGATCATTGCCGCACTTGCACCCATTCCATCCGCATTCTTGAATGCAGTCTTTACAGCAACTGTAGGGTATCTCGAACCTCCTCCTCAACGAAGCATGCTTCCGACATCGGTCGGGTCGTAGACTTGCGGGCGGTAATTGGTAATGAGCGGCGGGCGGTGAGAGGCACGCGCACTTTGCTTCACCCAAGACACAAAGAGATACTTTTCATTCACAGGCCAAACCATGAATCCAGAGTCCGTGAGTGTCTTGACCAAGTACTCCCGCGCTTCGGACAGTTGAAACAATGGGTATCCGAATACGAATGTAGGTATTTCAAAGACGACATACGGCGCATTGGGGGAATGAATTGCCTGTTTCCGGATTTGCCCGTATAACTGAGAAAGTACGGGTCTCATTGCTGACATGCGTTTTTCACGGCGTTCTTCTTGTTCTGTCCATACATCACGTGCTTTCAGCATGCCCTTACTTGTCAGATACAATAGAATGTATCGATCCATTGCGCTTGGAGGTGGAGGATCAAGAGGTGGGTTGCTAGTCGGTGCACTGACTGCCCTCGAAGAAGAAATGGGACATTTGCAGTTTCCAGATGGAATCTACGGGTGTTCCGTTGGATCGATTACTGCAGTTGGGTTAGGATGCGGTATGAATGCCGCACAACTCAATACATTTTTTCGCGATCCAGAATTGACAATCTCAGGTGTCTTGCCACCGTTACGACTGAAACATCTGAACGAACTGTCTATAAAAAAGGGTCTATTCCCGATGGACGAATGGTGCACAAAACTGGAAGAGTGTTTTGAGCGACACGGGTTTCCGATTCGTGGAAAGACCTTGGGTCAACTGTCTCAACCCGTCAAACTTCTTGCGTCGAACATGACAACACTGAAACCCGTCTTGTTCTCGGACGATGTCTTGGTGATCGATGGACTTCGGTGCTCGTGCTGTTTACCGTTTCTGTTTCAACCGCAAATGGTGTACAACAATGTCTACATTGATGGTGGAGTCTTTACACCCTGCATTGCCGACAGTGTACCACCCACTTGCTTGACACTGCACATTACTGCACGACCGGTTCCAATTTATCCATCTACATTGGAGACTGTGTCGTACGGGCAAACGCTGTACACGTTATGGTACAGTTTCTTTATGCAGCATGATCTGAGTCGGTTCAAGAATCTGGTTTGGTTGGACGACGACACGGTCAATATTTTAACCGAAACAACGCCTGCCGATAAGGAGTCGATGTTTCAGAATGGGTACTCGCAAATGATACGATTTATTTCCAAACGCAAGTAATTACGAACGCCTGCGTCCGCGGGTCTTCTTGCGCTTCGACCGCGTACGACGGGTCCGGCGCCGTCCGCCTTGGGGAGGAGAAGGAGGAGGTTGCGGGTCGAGAAGTTCGGAAGGACTTTTCGGGGCAACTTGCCCAGGAGGACTTCCAGCACCGAGCGAAGCAATTGCACTGCTCACTGCAGACGGGCGTTCAGGTGACCCTGGATCTGGTCCCGGATTCAGAAGGCGCCGTATACGAAGATCGCCTGTAGACGAATACGGTGTAGCGCCATTTTTGTTTTTCACATTCGGGTTCGCACCTGCACGAACTAAAAGTTGAGCTACTTCGAATTTATTCAGTTCGGCAGCATAGTGGAGTGCGGTTTTCCCCTCAAAGTTCTTTTGATTGACCAGGTCCAGAGACTTTTCGAGTACTTGCTGAACAATCTCTATTGGTTGTTCTGTTATAACTGTGAGTAACAATGGAGTTGCATCACGTAATATAGGTTGGTACCTATCACCCACGCGATGTTGGAACGTAAGACGAGTACATCTTTGAAGCAATTCGTCTATTAGGGGACGGTAGGTCGCACCACCATCGTTTTGTAAAATTGCAAGTTCAAGCAAGGACATACCATCGTAGACTCTATCCGGAGACATGCGCTT